GACTGGTCATGAGCGCATGCACCCAGAATGGTCATAGGCGCATATGCACAAGACTGGTCATGAGCTGGGGAGCCTAAGACTAGTCATAAGCAGGGGAGCACAAGACTGGTCATTAGTGCTCGGCTCTATGTGATGGAAATCACACAAGAAATGTCCGAATTGTCCGTGTCTAAACTTGACTTTTTGACATTTTTGTGCTAGTATACTACTATACAAAATTAAATAGAGATAAGGTCAATGAGCCTACCAAATAAGGCGAACAAGTGTTCGCATGAGCGTAGCAAATAAGTGACCCAAATCACACCACAAATACGGCGTGTCGCCTTGACTTTTCAGGGAATGTGTGCTAGTATTACTACTATAAAATTAAATAAGATTAAATAACTACTAAAGAAAGGTGGTCTAAAATGACTACACTATACAATACAATCAAGATTGGTGACACAATCACCATGACTAAATCTACTAACCTTGTTAAGTCAGGCGTTGTCGCCTCACTACGCAAGTGGAATGGTTCACGCATGCGTGTTACCTGCACAAATGGTGCGATTTTTGAGTTAGATAAGTATGACTCAAACTTTACCTTGTCAGTAGGTAACTAACATGGGTAACATCATGGATGAATTAGATTTTATCTATATATGCGCTGAGTGTGACACACTCGCTAGCGTTATCCCTCAGGGTAACACAATTACAATTAACCAATGTCTATGCACTACTAAAGGAAACTAAATGACTATCACCTACTCACTATGGCAAGGCTCTCGCCTACTATCTATTGACAACATCGCTACAGATATCAAGGAAATTGATAAGGTAGTCAACACACTAAACGATAGCGACTTAGGCAAGAAGGTTAAGTTCTCTGCCAATGTCCAAAAAATCAAGGTAACTAAATGAAAGTAACACTAACCACTATGTCTGGTAACACTAAGAACATTAACCTCATGACTAAGCAAGAGGTATACGATTTCATTGAGGTATTTCAGTCAACACTACTACCTAACCAGCGTGTAAAAATTACATGCGATCTATTATCAATTGATGGATACATGCAGGGGGATACTTTCTAGAGATGGCACTCCCCTACTAAACAAATATGGTAGGGGGTGGCATTACCCTATTTTACAAAAGGCGTACTACCCTATGTTAAAAATGTGGCACTAGTGTATCTTTTATTGCTGGCACTAGTGTAGATTACAATGGTGGCATGCTAGTAGTGTGCGCTGTAAGGTTTATGTATTTATTTTACTCTTATATGTATCATACACAAGACCAACATTATCAGATAGATCCAAATAAATAGTGTGCTACAATATAGTTATGGAAAATGAAATTTGGAAGCCAATAACTGAAATAGTTTTACGTAATGGAACGGTTTGGAAATTTGAAGGGTATGAAGTATCCAATTATGGCAGGGTACGAACTTACAAACAAAAATATGGTCAAGTATCTAGATCCAACAAACATGCTGGACTAAACAGACCACTGCTTAAGAATCCAACAATTATAAATGGGAGACCTGATAAAAAGGGGTATCCTCAATTCTGCTTATCAGATACAGACAAGAAAAGGCATAACGTAAGAGCCCATACACTAGTAATGCAAACCTTTATAGGCATTCCTGATGAGTATCAAGTTATTTGTCATTATGATGATGTTAAGACAAATAATCACATATCAAACCTTAGATATGATACTCATAAAAATAACTCACTTGATGCTAAAAGAAATAAACTATTTTGACTTTTACAAAATTTTTCAGATTTCGTGTATAATAGAATCATGGGTATATTAGACAACTTTGAAAACTGGCTTGAGGTAGATGAGATGGCTCATCAAAACCTTGTTTCAAAAATTTTTTCAGAAACGGTATGTGAGAACTGCCAATGCAAAACAGAATCAGCACCTATTGTAGAAACAGACAATATGGGTAGAGATATATTCTGGCAAGACATATCTATAACAGAAAATAATTAAAATTGTGGTAGAAATGGCTACAGATAAATACGATTCATTTTATTTTATTCACATACATAAAACCGCTGGTGATTTTTTCTTTAAATTTATCCTGCCATCACTTGTTCCAATCTTACAAAAAAATAATTTAAAGCTACACAACCTAAATACTAGCTATTTAGATAAAGAATATAATACACATGAAGGATGGCATCCAAACATATCAGACAAAACCTACATAACAACTTTTTTTAGAGAACCAGTAAGTCAACTAGTTAGTTTTTATCTAGAAAATACTAAAAAAGGTGAAACAGATATTTTTAAAATTAAAAAAAACTTTATTAGATACTTATATGATTTGCATCACGAAAATTATATTTTTAATAATCAAAGTAAAAATTTTTTTAGGTCTAAAGTATTAGACTATAATACACCAATTGATTCATTTACAATTGATAACGTAATAAAAAAAATTGACAGAATAAATAGAATTTACACCTTAGACAAACAAATTATTGTTAAGGAGTTTTTATACAATTTTACAAGTGATATTGGTCATCCCATTCCTATGAGTGACTTTCATTCTCCTATCCATAAAACTAACCCTAAGTCTTTAGAGCTGTACAATTCACTATCAAAAAAAGATATAGAATATATAGAAAGTAAGTGTAAAATAGATATCGCTGCATACGAGTATATTAAAAATGAAAAAAACAAACTTTTTAAAAGCTATTGATTAAAATACAATTAATTAATTTAATCTCATTTTTTATTTTAATCATTGTTTTCATATTTTATATGAAGGTTAATTTTATTTACTTCGTGCTTACCAATTGTATTACCAGCGTGATCTATTCCTTTTTTATACATTTTTGGTTTGATTTGTTTTTCATGCATTGAATTTAAGTGGGTTATATATTCTATGCTGTCGTGTACTCTCTCAAAGGGAAAAGGTGTATTTTTAATAGTAACTACAGAATCTTGAAGAGAACCCAATGACATAGGCAGTATACAAGCAATATTAGTTCCTGCTGGTATAAAATATTCTTTATTCGGAGTATCTAATCTCCATACTACAGAAAAATTTCCAGTAAAAAAAGAAGTTGAGAATATTGTACTTACAACTTGTGCGCCTTCTATCGTTTGATTTGGTACAGGCATAGTTATAATACTTGTATTTTCATCAGTTTTAAAGACTAGGTTGGTTAAAAAACTTACTGTGCCTTCTCCTCTGCCAACCCAGATATTATCTGCTCCAATTATTCCGACTGCTCCATCACCCCTTAGTCCATTCCAAATAAATGAAATGTCTTCATCAAAGTATATGCCATACCCAAGCGTGTTGGCCATTCCAACTGGGTAGCAGTTATAGGTAGTTTCATGCATCCAGTCTCTTTGTATTCCAAGTGGTCTTATTTTTGCTGAGGGCTTTTCTGGATTACCAACATATACATCTAGTTTGTACATAGCTATTCTCCCAAAACTCTATTAAACACTATAAAACTATCAACCTCATTATACCAATAACTATCTTGATTTATAAGCCTAATAAATAAAAAACAAATTTTATTTAAAATGATGTATAATCTATTGTATAGGTCAAAGAATTAGGGTAGGTGTTAATATGGTATTTTATGAAAGAGAAGACTGCATTCGTCCATCTAAGTGGGTAGATGATTATGGTACAGAAAGTGGAATATTCATATTTAAAAATATGATTCCAGAAGACTTGCTAGTTTCTGTTGAGACTGAACTAGATAAGCAAGTTGCTGGAGGTTTTGAATACTCTGATGGACTTATTTCTTGGTATGTAGATAAGGTCAGCCTACCAGTTGACGGTACACATAAAATATGGGAGATTATAAGTGAGCTCATTGGACCTACTTGGGTAATACACCCTCAGAACAATGTACTTATTTTAAGACCAGGACAGAACGGAATGTTCACTCACTCTGATTCTCCTGGAAAATATCAGTGTCATCGTCTTTCTCAAATAGATGTATGGTCAACCTGCTGCTTATTAGATTATGGAGTAGTTGCCTACCTAGGTAATTGGGAAGGCGGCGAGGTCTTTTATCCAAATATAAATAAAGACGGTTCAATTAAAAAAGATGGAGAACAGTCTGACGATTGTTTTGAATATAAGCCAGAACGTGGAGATATTGTAATTCACAGTGCTTTTTCTCCATACAATCACGGTGTTAGAGATGTAAAATCTGGCGTCAGATATGCTTTTTCAAACTTCTCTTTGAAGGCAGAAGATAATCCTGGAACATTCTATAATTATGGGACAAAGGAATATATTGAGCAGATTAAAGATAAAAATTTTGTCAATGTGATGGAATGGACTAAAAGACTAAAAGAAAATCCACAATTTAGCAAAGACAAAGTAAAAGAAATGCAGGATTCTGGTCTTGAGGGTGAAGAGCTTGCATCTAAATATTTTGCTCCACTAGTTAATGATGAAGTCTGCGCTTGTGGAATTGTTCATCAAAAAAATTAAACTTACCACTTACCAATTGGACATTTAGCCTTTTCTAGCTTTGTCTTTAGCTTCATAAAGCAGCCACACTTCCTGCAGGTTTGATTGCTTTTACGAAAGAAATCACAGCCTTTACAAATATTCAAACGATATTCTTCAAGTTCTTCTGGACTTCTAGGAGAACCATTAATAAGATCCCAAGGCTTTACGTCATCACTCATGATATCTCCAATTTGGACGGTATATCAATGATATCACAAGATATAGTTGTCCATAACTGATGAGACATACTAGGACGTATAGTAGCTGACATACTTGGTGTTTCCATTATATATTTATAGCCTTTGCCATGCTTAGAATCTTTCTTGATCCAATGCTCAAGTGAGTAATCAAGGTTTGAAGCAGGGAAAACAAATAGGTAATAAGTTTTAGTGTCATTTTTGGACGGTATAGATGACCAATCCTGGTCTGCTTTCGCTAAACACACATAATAATCAGCATGTGTAGAAGCAACTGCTTCAAGCATCTTCTCTAGTGTTTCATGTTTGCCTAGCCTGGAGCCACTTATAACTAGAGTTTGCTTTATAGGGTCATATCTTCCTGACTTAACACTTATACTCTGCCCTGACTCTAAAGTCATGTCTATGCTTACGCTATGGCTTCTATCGGGCTTCCAGTCGTTTGGCATACCGTTTTCATTTAGCGTATCAGAGACAAGCTCTTCTAGAAATTCAGATGTACAAGGTAGCCTATATACAGAGTGATGGATTGATAATTTTTCTAGTAAGCTTGCAATTAGAATATTTTTTATTTGTTCATGCATAGTAAATCCATTGTATCAGACATGCTTGGATGGTGTCAATCCATATGTGTCTAAGGGATGGTTTGTATAGCCTCTATTTCGGCGACGGCTTAAAGGCCCCGCCCGAACTTAAAAGATAATCTTATATTAAATAATGATATAATAATCCTTATGACTCCACAAGACTGGGCAGCATTTATTCTTACAGTACTCTCAATCGGCGGAGTAATATTCGGTGTTATTAATTTTTTAATTAAGCACTATCTAAGCGAGCTTAAACCGAATTCTGGCTCATCGCTAAAAGACTCAGTTAATCGCCTTGAGGAAAAGACTGACAATATTTTTGATCTATTGATTGAGCATATTAAAGATCATAACAAGAAGTAATCTAATTTTCCTATTTTCCATATATACTATATATAAACTATCTTTTAAAAACCTTGTTTAGATATAGTTCTTTTCTTTATATATTTTAAGTATACACTACTCAATACCCTGGCTAATTACTCATAACATAACAAAACGGACATTTAGGACTATAACAATTTGATAACAATTTGATATATAACAATAAGTTATAATTCTATACGCTCTGGCTTATTTTAAATAATATAATGTTATAATTCATGTGGATTGGTTCCTAGGTTGCTATACCCCACCCCAATGCCCCCTAGGAGCCAATTCTTTTTATTATGGTATAATCAGTGATATGTGCTCACCTACAGTAGAAAAATTTGGGGCTACCCCAGCAAATATTCAATGGACTGTTGTTCGTGGAGACTATGCATCCTTTACCGTTTCATTTCTTGAAAATGATGAGGTTACAGAATTTGATACAAATGGATGGGCTTTTGCTGCGACAGCATATGATCCAAGCACTGATTTTCTTGACGAGCTAGAGGTTTCTGTTAATGGATCATCAGTAACCGTGAGTGCCCCAGCATCTGTGACAGAAAATTGGGGAACAAAATATAGGTCAGTAGTTGCAGAGCTATCTTTTGATCTTCAGGCCATAGTTCCAGACGGTAGCACAACAATTACCTGGACACCAGTTATTGGAACAATCTGCGTACTAGGAGATGTATCTCCAAGTGGTACAAAAAATGTTATTGGTGGAGTATCTTAAATGATAATTAAAATTAATGATAAGAACACAAAACTTCCACCATTAATAAAAGTTAATGGAACTATTTTTAAAGTAAAGAAATAATTTTATGGCTATATCAAAAAATATGGATGCTCCAAAAACAAGATATGCGGAAGCAGTCAAGTCAACAAAAAGCGTAGAAGCAAATAATACTGAATACATTGCTGTTCCAGGAATCCAAGGAGAAAAAGGAGAAGTTGGTCCACAAGGACCAGCAGGCCCCGAAGGTCCTAGAGGCGAAAGAGGCATTCCAGGCAAAGACGGTAAAGACGGCCCACAAGGTCCTCAAGGCCCTAAAGGAGAGCCTGGCAGAGGTGGTGGAGAAGGATACGAAAGCCCATCTGGACAATACCCAGGATGGGCTTATTATCAAAACAAAAATAAAAAACCATTACTACTTGGGCCTGATAGAGGAGATGATGGTTGGGTAGATATTTTAATGAATGACGATGAAAATGCCAACATCCTAAAATTTCTTCCAGCAGGATCTGTCTCACTCTGGAATTCAGTTACTCAAAGAATTAATTTTAAACAATTAAAAGTAGGAGCTAAAGTAGATATAAGATATGATATAGCACTCACCACAGATACAAATAGTACAGAAGCCTGGATCAGGACTTACATACCAAAGGTGGAGTCACCAACTGGATATATTGGTATGCTTAAATATAAATATCCTTATGAGATGTCTGTAAACCAAACACTTTATGTAGACCTTTCAAAAATTAGGTCAGAGGGTGGAATTATTCAAGCAAGGGCAGATAATGAAAGTAGCATTATTTTAAAGGGCATGTATATATCAATTTCATAAAAAAAATACCCCCAAGGCATTTGGCCAAGGGGGTATCTTAGTAAAAATCAATGAGGAAACTTCTTCATCCAATTTTTAGTTCTTGGGGTAATACCCTTCCAAGCAGACCAATCTTCCCCGCCATTGCTCATGTGGTATGCAACCTGAGCATTAATCACTGGGTTAAGCAATTCACTATTAAAGTTTAGGCCAAACTTTTCTTTACGGCCTTCTTTTAATATTCCTAGCATATTTATTTGAAAAATACCATAGGAATTATCCCCAGTATGGACATCACCATTAAAAGCCAATGGTCGCCCATTTGACTCTTTCTTGGCAACTGCCCAAGCTTCTACTAGGTTTTTGCCACGAAAACCAACAGCATGTAAAAGCTCTTTAAGCTGACGATCTGTAAGAGTAACAGCATCTTGGTATTTATAAAGAACATCTAAGTTCTTTTTTACCTTAACAAGACTCTTAGGCTTAGAAACCAAAAAAACCGCCTTGGCGGTTGAAGGTTCAGAAACAACGGGTTTACTTAAATTATTTTCATTACTAATAGCATTTGCAGCATTAGTAAGTGGTGCCAATAATCCAACCCCAGCAAGGATTCCAATCCAAATCTTTTTATCTCTTCTCATCATAATAACCTCCTAGAGACTAAAGGTGCTACCGTTTGGTAGCACTAACTAAGTATAACATGGGATTGCCGCAAAAAGCAAGTTTTATAACATTTTTTTATCAAACCATAAAAATGCTGATTTCAAGTGGTATAATATAAAAATGGCTACATACAGAGGACAAGGCGCATCCACATACGATATTGGTGAAGCACCACCATTTGTTAACTGGACTATTGTAAAAGGCGACACAGCATCTTTTCGCATATATCTCACAGACGACAATAAAGAGCCTTTAAATATTCCTGACTGGGATATTGAGGTAGAATTTAAAAGACCAAATACCCCTGTTACTCCTCAAACAATTACAGATTTTGCAACACTAATTTTTTCAATTACTCCAGAGCAAGATTTGGAAGATCTTGATGGTGAGTTTAAGGTTAACCTAACTGCTGCACAAACCGCACAGTTGAGAACAAATGATATTTTTGATATTGAATTACGTCTTCCACAGAACACACTTGTTTGGACTGTTGCTCAAGGGAAGATTATTCTCCTTGAGGATGTTACAAACTAATGGCAACAGTTGTTATAAATAACAGTACCCCTGTTTTTACAAGGAACATTGAAAAGGTTTCTTTTCCAAATGTAGAAATTGATCAGGTAAAACGTGGGGTAAATATAAACTCTGTACTGCCATTTAGAATAAGGTTTACAGCAATACAGGTTCCAGCATCTATTGGCAATGTGCCAGCTATTCCTTTTCAGGTTATTGGTTTTTCTAACTATATACTTTAAAATGCATGATATAATTCATCTATGGCTAAATTATCAATCTCAAGCATAAAGTCTTTATTTCAAACTGGAGACCGTCCAAGTCAAACAAACTATGAAGATTTGATTGACAGCACATCTGCAAGATCAACAGATCTAGGTTCAGATGGAAACAATGAAGTTACAATTAACGGCATTGAGAACTCAACAATTTTTGATAATTTTTTGGCAAGTGAGTGGAGATCAGTCAAATACATGGTCTCAATTAAAAAGACTTCTGGGGGCGCAAATAAATACTGGTCCACAGAATTAACCATAGTCCCTGACAATGTAGATGTGAACGTGAGTGAGTATGGAACAGTAGACAATGATGGGAATATTGGCACCATCTCCGTGTCTAGAGCGGGAGATACAGTTTCACTAACTGTAGTTCCAGTGGGTGGGCAAACACCAATAACCTTGCGCTATTTGCGTATTGGGTTAAAGGCCTAACTAAGGAGATAAAATGGCAACAGTAACAAAAGATTTTAGAGTAAAAGCAGGACTGGTGGTTGAGGGATCAACCGCGACTGTTAATGGAAAGAATATTATCACTGCAGGTGTCGTTGACGCTAAAGGTGATTTGATTGTTGGTAGTGCAGATGATGCAGTAGCACGCCTTGGTATTGGTACCAATGGTCAAGTACTTACAGCAAATTCAAGTGCTACATATGGTGTTGAATGGCAAGCCCCAGCAGCAGTTGGTGTATTCGGTTCAAGCATTGAGTTTGAAGGTGCAACAGCAGACGCACATGAAACAACACTTCAAGTAGAAGATCCAACTGCAGATAGAACAATTACACTTCCAAACGCAACTGGACAAGTTGTTCTTCGTGATACAACAGATACATTAATAAATAAATCAGTTTCACTAACAACAAACACAATTACAGGAACTATTGCAGAATTTAATACAGCACTAACAGATGCAAATTTTGCAACACTTTCAGGTACTGAGACTCTTGCAAATAAGACTATTACCTCACCAACAGTTTCAGGTCTATATCTTTCAGATGGATCATTTGTTGTAGAAGGTACAGCAAACGATCATGAAACTACCGTTCAGTTTACTGATCCTACAGCAGATCGTACAATTACATTCCCAGATGCAGGTGGTACAGTAGCCTTTACATCAGATATTCCATCACTTACAGGATATGTAACTGAATCTGGAACACAGACATTAACAAACAAAACACTGACCTCACCGTTAGTTTCTGGTTTATCTATTACAGATGGATCAATTGTTGTGGAGGGTGCGACAGCAAATGATCATGAAACTACCCTTCAATTTACAGATCCAACAGCAGACCGTACAATTACATTTAAAGATGAAACTGGTACAGTAGCATTTACTGCAGATGTAGATACAAGACTAGCAACCGCTGGTGGCACCATGACTGGTGCAATTGCAATGGGTACAAACAAGATTACAGGTCTTGGAACACCAACAGATGCAACAGATGCAGCAACAAAGGCATATGTAGATTCAGCAGCACAAGGTATTGACTGGAAAGCATCAGTACGTGCAGCAACAACAGCATCAGTAACTCTTGCATCTGGCCTAGAAAACGGAGATACTCTTGATGGAGTAACTCTTGCAACTGGAGATCGTGTTCTCGTTAAGAACCAATCAACTGGTTCAGAAAACGGTATTTATGTAGTTAAAGCATCTGGTGCTCCAGATCGCTCTACTGATGCAGATACAGGTGCAGAACT